ATGCGTTCAAGAAAGTGTACTTCGATCCAAACTTAGATCGTCAAGTGTCAATGTACGTCCCTGCAGAAGACATCGTGGTGCCTTATGGCGCAGCGGATTTGGCCTCTTCAGAGCGGGTCACGCATGTGATGCGCAAGACCGAGAACGACCTAAAGAAACTACAAGCAGCGGGCTTTTACCGCGACGTGGACTTAGGTGATCCAGTTAATACGCTTGACGAGGTCGAGAAGAAGATTGCCGAGAAGCTTGGCTTTAGAGCAACATCAGACGATCGTTACAAATTACTAGAGATGCACGTGGACCTTGATCTGCCAGGCTACGAGCATAAAGACGAGGATGGGAAACCTACTGGGATTGCGCTACCGTACGTAGTGACTCTAGAAAAGGGTAGCAACACCGTTTTGGCTATCCGCAAAAACTGGGAGCCAGATGATGAGACTTATCAGAAACGTCAGCATTTCGTCCATTATGGATACATTCCGGGCTTTGGCTTTTATTGTTTTGGCCTTATTCACCTTATCGGTGCTTTTGCTAAGTCTGGTACTTCTCTTATCAGACAACTTGTCGACGCTGGTACATTATCGAATCTGCCAGGTGGCTTTAAAACCCGAGGCTTGCGAGTTAAGGGAGATGATACCCCGATTGCCCCAGGTGAGTTTAGAGATGTAGACGTACCAAGCGGTACGATGCGTGACAACATTCTGCCACTTCCCTATAAAGAGCCAAGCCAAACATTAATGGCCTTGCTCAATCAAATCGTTGAAGAAGGTCGTCGTTTTGCTAATACTGCTGATCTGCAGATCAGTGATATGTCTAGCCAAGCACCTGTTGGCACAACCCTAGCAATCTTGGAGCGTACACTCAAAGTGATGTCTGCTGTACAAGCTCGCATCCACTTCTCGATGAAGCAAGAGTTAAAGCTGCTCAAGCACATTATTGCTGCGTACACACCAGATGAGTACCCATACGAGCCAGTAGAAGGATCGAGGTTTGCTAAGAAGTCTGACTACGACAATGTGGACGTTATTCCTGTCAGTGATCCTAATGCTTCAACAATGGCACAGAAGATCGTCCAGTATCAAGCGGTCCTCCAGTTAGCCCAAGGCGCACCACAGTTATACAACTTGCCATTACTGCATCGTCAGATGCTAGATGTGCTCGGCATTAAGAATGCGCAGAAACTCATCCCGATGGACGAGGATCAGAAGCCAACCGATCCTGTTTCGGAGAACCAGAACGTGCTCAAAGGTAAGCCGGTCAAAGCGTTTATGTATCAAGACCATCAAGCCCACATTACAGTTCATATGTCAGCGATGCAAGATCCAAAGATTATGCAGTTGCTTCAGAACAACCCAATGGCTGGGGCGTTGCAGAGCGCTATGATGGCGCATATCAATGAGCATCTGGGCTTTGAGTATCGCAAACAGATTGAGATGCAGTTGGGTATGTCCCTGCCTCCGCAACAAGATGCGTCAGGTGAAGATGTCAATATGGACCCAGAAGTAGAAGCCCGTCTGGCACCAATGCTTGCCGAAGCTGCAACCCGTCTATTGCAACAGAACCAGGCGCAAGTGGCTCAGCAGCAGGCTCAACAACAAGCGCAGGATCCGATCATCCAGATGCAACAACAAGAGTTGCAACTTAAGATGCAAGAGCAACAACGCAAGGTCGCTAAAGACGCTTCTGATGTAGCCCTTGAGCAAGAACGCCTAATGATTGAGGGTATGAAAGTTGAAGCAGATGTGAAGAAAAATGCCGATAAAGTGAAGTTTGACGCTCTCAAAACCGCTGCGACAATGCGCAACGACAAAGAGAAACTGGTCGCTACTGCCGGAATGGACCTATTAAAGGCTGAGCTGACCCCGCCTAAACAAACCCGTAAAGGAGACTAATGGACGCATCAGATGTTCTAGTACAAACCCTAGACAAAGAAACAACCGCTAAACGGGACTGGATAGCCTCTGGACAAGCAAAGGACTATTCCGAGTACCAAAGAGTTTGTGGGGAGATTAAAGGTCTGCTCTTCGCAAGGCAGGAAATATTAGACCTTAAACAAAAAATGGAGAACTCAGATGAGTGAAATCCTTATCGGCACAAACCCCGATAAACCACAAATAGTAGGATCAGTAAATTTCGACGCCACAGAAGCCGAGAAAGCAAGACAACTCCCAATCCCGCAAGGATACAGAATACTTTGCGCAATTCCAGAAGTCGAAGAAGCCTATGACAGCGGGATCATCAAGTCTGATGAAACCCGTCGGTATGACGAGCTCTTAACAACCGTGCTGTTTGTGGTTGATATGGGTCCTGACTGCTATACCGATAAAGAACGGTTCCCAAACGGTCCCTATTGCAAAAAAGGTGATTTTATTTTGGTTCGTCCAAATGCTGGAACTCGCTTAGTTATCCATGGCAGGGAGTTTAGGATTATTAACGATGACTCTGTGGAGGCTGTAGTTCAAGACCCACGTGGCATCACCCGTAAATTCGTTTAAGGAGCCCACAAAATGGCTGAAATGGAAAAAGAGCAATATAGGTTTCCTGATGAAGCAGAAGATCAGGGTAAACCCTTAGAACAAGTCGAGGAAGAGCAGAGGCAAGAAGCTGCTGGTCCTGAGCTTGAGATCGAGATTGAAGACGATACACCCCCTGAAGACCGCGGGCGTGAGCCTACTCCCAGAGAAGTTGTACAAAAGCTCGAGGTAGATGTAAGCGAGCTAGATCAGTACAGCGAGGACGCTAAGAAGAAGATGATCCAGATGAAGAAGATCTGGAACGATGAGCGTCGGGCACGGGAGGCTGCTGAGCGTGAGCAAAATGCCGCACTTGACGCTGCACGCAGGCTTCGGGACGAAAACGAGCGTATTAAGACTATGCTTTCAAAGGGCGAGCAAGAGTATGTCGCTGCTATGAAAACAACAGCCGATTTACAACTTGAAATGGCTAAAAGGGCATATAAAGAGTCTTATGACAATGGTGATAGCGAGGGCATGATGAACGCCCAACAGGCTATTACTAATGCTACTCTGCAATTAGACAGAGTAAAGAATTTTAAGATGCCCCCTTTACAAGAGAACGAATCTGTTGTACAAACACAAGAACAGTACCAACCTGCTGCTCGCCCTGATGACAAAGTCATGGCATGGCAGTCAAGGAACCCCTGGTTCGGACAGGACGAGGAGATGACAGCATCGGCACTAGGCTTACATGAAAAGCTAAAACGCCAAGGTGTCGTGGTTGGATCTGATGAGTACTATGCCGCACTGGACAAAACCATGCGCAAACGCTTCCCAGAAAGCTTCGACGAAGATCTGGAAATGCCAGTACCCGAAGAAGTAAGGGAAGTGAAAGCTGCTGACAAACCAGTAGTTAAACCGTCCACGGTAGTTGCACCGGCTACTAGGAGCACAGCCTCCAAGAAGGTTAGGTTGAAGACGTCGCAAGTTGCGATCGCCAAAAAACTTGGTCTAACGCCTGAGCAGTATGTCCGTGAACTTATGAAATTGGAGGCCTAACATGGCTAGTAATAAATTAACTCGTGAGCTAGAAACCCGTGAATTTTCGGAGCGTCCTAAACAGTGGATGCCACCAGAACTTCTCCCTGAGCCAGACAAACAGGCTGGGTATGCTTATCGCTGGATTCGTACTTCAACCATGAATCAGGCTGACCCACGTAACCTTTCCGCCAAATTGCGCGAAGGATGGGAACCTGTAATGATAGAAGAACAACCTCAATTCAAACTGTTAGTCGATCCCAATAGTCGTTTTAAAGATAACATTGAGATTGGCGGATTGTTACTTTGCAAAACCCCAGTTGAGTTTGTAGCTCAGCGTAATACCTATTACTCTGACCAAGCTGATGCTCAAATGAAGGCTGTAGAGAACACTCTTATGCGCCAGAATGACCCTCGGATGCCTCTCTTCAATGAAGGGAAAGTTACGATAGGTTCTTTTGGTAAAGGTTCTTAATTTATTAATTTAGGAGATTTAAATGGCTTATCCAACCGTTGATGCTCCCTATGGCTTACAACCAATCAACAGCGTAGATGGTAAACCTTACGCTGGTGCAACTCGTTTAATACCAATCGCAAGCACTTATAACACTGCGATTTTTAACGGGGATATTGTTCGTGTAGCCGCAGGTGGCACTATTCAAAAATCGACTGTAACTGTTGACTCTACTACAGCAGCCGCAAACAACACTTATGGTGTGTTTATGGGTGTTCAGTACGTTAACGCTCAAGGTCAAACTGTTCAGGCTCAATACTATCCAGGTAATGCCGCTGCTACCAGCGCATTTGCTTATGTAGTTGACGATCCTATGGCAGCGTTCAAAGTAGCGGTTACTTTTAGTGGTAACGCAACTGTTACTACAGTTAACCAAAGTATTGTTGGTACCAACATGTCTGTACGTCAAGGTACAGGTAGCACTATTACTGGTGATTCCGCTGTTTCTGTCTATGCAACCAATGCAGAAGGCAACGCAGCAGCTCTTCCAGTTCGTGTAGTTGAAGTAGTTCCAGCAACAGCTACTAGCGCAACGGCCTTCACTGAAGTAGTAGTGAAGCTCAACAACCCACAAATCCTCCGTGCAGCCGCACTGGATTACACTGCTTAAGGAGCTTAGAACATGGCTATTTCACGCGCCCAACTACTCAAAGAGCTCCTCCCAGGTCTGAATGCATTGTTCGGTCTGG